CATTGGTGCTGCGTGCAACGTACGCGGCTCCAAGGATGGGCGACTTCATCAGTAATTACCGGCGAAGATGTTGTAGCGCTGGCGCGTCCCGACGATGCTGTACGGGATCGCCATAATGTCGTCAGGATTGTTGATGCGCTTTAGGTTGCGCTTAGACGTCATCGCAACCCGCTGCACTTGGCGCGAAGGCTCGACACCAAACTCAGGCGCTAGTTCACACGCCAAGTTGTAACGGAACGCGCGCAGATAGCCTGGCGGAAACGACAGCACCGTCGCCAAGATCGCGGGGCGCGTTAGCTCTTCAACCGACACAATATGAAACTCCAGCACACGCGTCGGTACTGGATATATGTACATGTCAATGTCGGGGTAGGTCATGTTGACCCACATGACCTGCGGATAGGTGCTTCGCACCGTCTTCAACGCAATTCCGTTGTACTGCTGCTGGTTGATGAGCTTTAAGCCGTACGAGACGCCGGTAGACGGGTCTTTGAAGTACGACGAATCATCAACCAAAATAGGCCGGTTGCCGACAAAATCGCCTGTCGGCCCCAACGTGCGGCTGATGACCGTGGCCGGCCAGCTAAAGATTTGATCTTGCGTCGCGTACACCGACAAGCGTTCGGTGTTCCACGAGTCGATCATCTGGTTCATCGCAGTCAGCGCATCGGCTGCTGACTCGGGAGAGGGCGACTCGCCCTCTGCTACTACACCAATCAGGCGCAATGCGCCCGTGATGATGTCACCCGCTGTAGTCGCCATCGACCACCTCCTTGCGACGACGACCTCGGCGCGCAAGTTGGTTGATTGGCGCGCTGTCTACGGCCCCGTCAGGGTCTTCGCCAAGAGTATAGCGTGTCCAGCCGTTTTGTTCATCAAATTCGGCTTCTTGTTCGGCAATCGCTACTTTATCGCCGTGAACAGGGTGTCTCAGATAAATGATTGGCATAAAAGCCGGGGGCCGAAGCCCCCGTCCTGTTTAGGCAGCCGCCATGATGACCCAGTTGGTCCCGTCTTCGCAAACCAGCGTCGCAAACTTGCCTGCAGTCGCGGCCAGAATAGCCGTGCCTGCAGTACCAGATGCTAGGGGTTTGACGTTTGAGGACGCCGAGATCACCGTGTAGGTGCCAGACAAGTTTTTGATGGTGACGGTCCGACCGATGTAAGCAGAACCGCTGGGCAACGTCACGGTGACGTTAGCAGCGGAACCGTTACAGATCACGTAGTTTTCCTCGTCGCCCAGCGTGAAGCTGGCGGTCTTGGTGACCGGAGCGTTGAGATAAAACGCCGTAAGAGCTGGGTCGGAATACGCAACACCAACAGGCTTGTTATTCGCCATAGCGACGACTCCTTAAAACAGGGGCCGAAGCCCCCGTAAATTACATCAGGAACGCCGACCAGGCAGCGTCACCAGTCTTGACCAGCAGGTACGTGTGCGCGCCGAAACGCGGCACAGTCACTGAGCCGTAAACGGTGATGCCCGATCCCGTCGTGATAGGGACGGTAGAAGACGAGCCGGAGTTGTTGTTATTGGTGATCGTTAGCTGAAACGACGAACCAACTTTAGCGCTGGGGATAGCCGCGTCAAGATTGGCCGCCGTGTCAAACGTCACGGTCAGCGTTGCGTCACTGGCTTTTTGACAGACCACCAGACCAAGCGCCATTTGGGCGGCGGTTAGCGTGGTGTCACCAGTCAGCGTCGTCGGGATGGTTTGTACGCTCAGAACGGCTTCGGTCAAATTACCGTCGCCGACCTGATAGCCACCTGCACCATTAGGAAGAGCCATGATTCAATCCTTTCAAATCTGTGAAAGGACCACACTAGTCTCTGATTATTGAGAACTAGTGTGGTCGCACTAGTACCGTACTGTCAACTCTTTGGGTGTCAGCCCCAGAGACGGACGGCCATCTGCGGACGGATGACAGAGTAGCCATAAAGTACATCGATGCGACATGGAAGTCTATCATTATTGATGTCGTATTGCCGTACGATACGCATCGAAATGCCGTTGTGAACCTGGCGCGAAGCCATGTCCACGCCTTGCGGCATCAGCAGGTCAGCGGTCGCAAACGAGATCGCGTCGCGGTGATACACAAGGTTCTGCGGGTACTGAGTGCTAGCGCTTCCCAAGAAGGTCACAACTGCGCCCGACTGCGGGAACGAGTCCACGGTCGCCAGAGCTTGCGAGCTGGTGTAGATCGCCGGGCTCACGCTGACCGTGTACGCGCCACCAGTCGCCGTAGCGTCAGCGGTCGCTACAAACTGCTGCAGCGAACCCGTCGACTCACGGGTCTGCGGGTTGACCGCAAACACGTTGGCGATGGTAAACACGTCACCTTGCTTAATGACTTGCGAACCCGTGCCGGTGATGGCGATGGTGGTCGCGCCTTGCGAGGACACGGTGGTCGTCACAGTATGCGCGCCCGTGCGGGTGCCGGTCGTGAACTGCTTGATCGACTGGGACATGTTGACTTCGTCAAGCCCGAGGATGCCTTCGCCCATTATGCCGTTTTTAAACTGACGGCTGATGGTGGAGGTCGGGTTAAAGAGGCCTTTCATGCCTTCGACCAGCGCTGCGTTGGCCGCCGGGTTGACGGTCGCGTAGCGGGGGCTCATAACAGCAGCGGCTTCGTTCAGCTTCTGCTGCGCCTGCAGCAGCACGAGGCTAGTGCCGGGGGTCGTGCCGGGGGTGCCAACCGACTGATAGACGTTACGGAAGGCGTTGGCAACGTCAGCGTCGATGCTGGCTGCGAGCTGGCTGATACGAGGCTTCAGAACCCGTTCTGCGAAGTCATCGAGCTGCATGGTCAGCTCAGCGGTCGTGAAGTTCACGCCAATGTGCTTTTGGCTCGACACGGTCAGGGTGGTGAACTGTTCCTGATCGTCTTGAACTTGCAGCGCGGCACCGTCGGTCACCAGCGCGCGGTCCGGCAGACGGATGCGCAGGGTGGAGCCGATTTTTGCGCCTTGAACAGCAAACGAGTCGTCGTATTGACGGTTAACGTTGCGGGTGATCACCAGGTTGTTCTCGAGGATTTCGAGCGCCTTCCGGGTGATCATGTCAATCGTTAAGATTGAGTTAGCCATGATCTATGGTCCTTTGAAAGTTGTAGTTAACGCATGCCGTGTTTTGCTTCCCACATCCGAATCTGGCGCTGCCGTTCGGCTTCGATCCACTCGCTCGTGCTCATAGACTTCAGTGAGCGCGGGTCTGTGGTGTCGTAAGCCGGGCCGCGAGACGAGCCAGCGGCAACAGGTTGAATCGGCGCAGGGGCGTTGGACGGCTTCTTAACAGGTGGGCTCGATGCCACTTTGGCTTCGATTTTCCCGATTTCTTTAGCCTGCAAAATCGGCGATAGGCGCGAGATGCGATCTGCTTCTTTCGGGTTGAGCCCAAGGTAGTACGCTACATCGGGGCCAACGTCGGACGCCTGAATCGTCTGGGCCATCACGGTGGTGATCTTCAGACTTGGGTTGTACGCAACAGCTTCAAAATCTTCGTACTTGTCCCGAGCCTGCTCTTCCTTATCGTGATACGACTCCAGAATCGCTGTTTGTTGACGCTCCAGTTCCCGTTGTTGCAAAAGCTGTTCGGCCTTTTGAGCTGCCAGTGCTTCGGCGTATTGCTCAACTGACTCAAACTGACTTTGCGAAACAGGCGCGGGGGCTGCAACTTGCGGTGCTGCGACAGGCGCTTTACTGCGATCACGTTCCCACGTTCTACGCTCTCTTGCGAGGCGTTTTCCAATCATTGCGTCCACTTCTTCTTGCGTGAACGTTTTGACTGTCTCCGGCGATGCTTCAACGGTTTCAGGCGTAGCCGTTACGACCTGTTCCGGCGCGGGCGCTTGCGCCGTTTCCGGCGCGTCCGCTACAACTTCAGGAGTGTTTTCCATGTCTACTCATAAGAGTACCTGGTGAACCGCACCAGTACGGGTGTAAATTTATACAGTAGTCAGATCAACTGTCAAGTTTTGCTGGCGGTGGGACTTGCTGCTCGATCTGCGCTTTCAGTTTCTGCCAGATGGCGACCGACACTTCCAGCGGCAACTTGCCTAGGCCCATCGCAATGATGTTGGCTTCCTCGACCGTGATCTTGATCTCAAACTCTTGCATGTCAGGCAGCCCAGGGCGGTGCAAGCGTCACAATCGTCGGGAATGCTTGCGCCTGAATCTGCGCGTTGACAGCGGCTTCTGTCGCGTCTTTGTCCACACCGTTTGCCCAAATCCAGTCCAGCACCTGCTGCTGGGTCAGGTCGGGGTAGGGTGTGAAGGTATCCTCTGGCGCAGGCAGCGTGCAGGTCGCGTAGACGCTGCCGCTGTAACTCTTGCCGTCGATTTCTTGCGTGTCGTTGCACTGCCAGTGGACAACGGTCACAATATCCTGCCGGTCGCCTTCCTGGGCCACGCACTGCATGGAGGAGATGTTCCAGTTCATTTTTTAGGCTCCTTTGAGTGCGGCTACTTCGGCCTTGAGTTCGTCAATCATTGCCTGCTGTTCTTGAATGCACTTCATCAGCGCGTATTGCAGGTCGGTCTGATAGATTGATAGGCGCATTTTGGGGTTTTCTTCAGTT